TCACCGAGGTCGCTCAGGCCGCCGTCAACAGCGTCAATGGCGGCCTGAATCGCTGATGAATCATCGGTAGAATTATCCCCCGCTGCACCGAAATCTTTTACAGAAACTACATCTTTTAGTTTATCGGTTATTGTTCTAGCCGTCGCTCCGGTTCCGGTTTGCGTAAATCCGCCCCACGAAACATTGCCCGCACCATCAGTAATTAAAACTTGATCTGCGCTTCCGCCCGCACTTTCAAGCAACGCCTCGGCTGCGTCGGATGCAGTCTTGGCTCCGGTTCCACCTTGATCGATTGTTACGATTGTTTTGGCCATTTTTATTCTCCCGCGATTGCATCTCGCACAACATCATTTTTCACAGATTGAAGGGCCGCTTCGACCGAAGCGTCATCGCTCGGATCGTACTCACCTTCTGCTAAAACGATCAGCATTCCGTCATATTTGTAGTGATTTTCGCTTATTTTTTCTGGTTTCATTGTGCTATCCCATCGTCACCAGCGTGAAAACTCTGTTCGATCCGAGCCTATTTTTTATAGAGACTCCACCAGTTGTTGTATTTCGCCACACGTTTACTTTGCCGTCCGTCTCCGTACCGCCTTCCGAAATAAAAACGACACTTGAGCCGCTATTTCCTAAATCCGTAGGAGCGGCGGTTGAACTCCCATCGACGAAGATCGCCGTGGTGGCGGAACTATAACCGACACTTAAAACTCTAACTGCGAATGCTCCATAATAGCCGCGAGGACTGGTGTTCCAAGTCGCATCGTCTGCGACGGTTGCCGCTTGAATCGAAAGCAATCCACCGACTGACGAGTCGGGTGCGATTGCAGGGATTCGGCTTGCAAACGTGGTGGGGGCGCGATTCTTTAAGTACCCAGTGCTTTCCGAGTCCTCCGTCAAGTTTACGCAATTAGTGACGGAGTAATTAGCATTAGGAACCGTTGACCCACCCGGATACCACGCCGCTGGTTTTGCTGTGCCAGCATTTACATTCCCGGTCAACGTGACGAAATTCTTATCGTACCCGCCAGAGCCATTTAGGTCTAGGAACGCGGTGCCGATTTCGTTCGCAAAATTATCTGTCGCATGGACATGAACTGCGCCGCCTGTGCTTGGTTCGGGTGTGGCCGTGATAAAGCTGTCCGTCTTGCCAGTTGCCTTATTGCCAGACACCGTTAGCACTCGTGAATGATCCCCCACTGCGCCCGTGAAATCGACAATTGAGCGCAATGCACCCACGCTCGCGGTGACATTATTGTAAACGGTGTTGTTGGCCGCAGTACACATTGCTGGACGAGAATCCTCTTCTGAGTTGTAAAATGAAATCGGCCATGAACCAGCATCCGTCGATCCTCCGTCGTCGAATGGACTTTCACTTCCTGAAGTTTCATCATAATGGAACTTATTGCTGGAAACTTCACCAGAGCCTACCTGCAAGTTAACCTCTGATGACCCGCCTTTTTTAGGTAAAATGTTACGGTAAAACGTATTCCCGATAACCGCAGTTTCATCGTTTTGCACTTTGACGGATCGGCCTTTGCAGTTTCGGAAAATGTTATTTGAAACCGTTGCAGAGGAATACAAATACGACGAACCGGTTGTGGTCGCGCCCATAATTTTTAAGCCATCAGCATCACAATTGTACGTTGATGTCCCAGAGTCGCCGTTGGTGATGTCCTCGAAAATAGAATTTTGAACACTAACATAGCGGGGATAAACAGACCCGGACGCCGAGATTATGCAGCCGCTAGTTCCAGCGGAACCCGGATTTCCCGATCCCTGCGGGCGCGTGTGGCCTGTGAAAGAGCAATTATCAACTACGACCTTATCCCAGCCGCCTAGACTAACCAGTCCGCTGTTGCCAGAAGACGATCCAGACATCGTTGTGTTGTGGAATCCGCAGTCCCTAACCAATAGTGTGCTGCTATCCTGATTCGCTTCAGTCACTCGAACGCACTCACGCGCTTTGCTGTCCGCATCGAACTCCAGACCTTCCATCGAAAAGTTATGCCCGTTAGGCCGAATATCAAACATCCTGTAAATCAAAGATGATGCAGCGCATTTAATCGTCGCGCCCTCGCCACGGTACATGAAGGCCGCGCTGCACGAACCCTGATCGCACTCCGATTCAACAATGTATGTGCCCGCCGGGAACACGAGCGTCCCTCCACCAGCCGAAGCTAGTGCTGCCATCGCAGCAATAATCGCACTACTGTCATCTGTAGTTCCGTCGCCCTGTGCGCCGAAATCCTTTACGGACACTACATCCCTTAACTTCGCCTGAGTAGTCCGGTTAGTCGCGCCTGTGCCGCTTGGTGAAAACGTGACCAGATCAGATGTGGTTGACCCGACAGAACTGGTGGCGACGGTAACGACTTCAATGTTATCCGCTCCCGAACTGGGAGCCTCGCTGAAGGTCAAAGTCGTGCCAGAAAGGCTGTAGGTATCTTTCTGCTGGTAAACTCCCGAAATGTAGACCTGCGTATTGTTCTCACTGGCAGGAGTCTGGCTGAGTGTGAACTGCGTTGCACTTCCAGTGCCAGAAAAATTTTGAACATATAACGTGGCATTTGCCGCATCTACACCATCAGCACCATCGCTTCCCGCTGGGCCTTGTGCGCCGTCTGCACCATTGCTTCCGTCTGCACCCGCTGGGCCTTGTGCGCCATCGCTTCCGTCTGCACCCGATGGGCCTGTTGCACCCTGTGGCCCAATTAAACTTGTGGCAGACCCCCATCCCCCACTGGTTTTGGGGCCATAGATATTATCGTTAGTCGTGTCTATGAAGAAGTCCCCAACCACTCCTTGAGTAGTTGGGGCCGCCGTTCCGTTTAGAACCGTCTTTCCATCTGCCCCCACTGGGCCGGTTGCGCCAGTCGCACCGTCCGCTCCGTCCGCTCCGGTGTCACCCTTATCACCTTTGGGGCCGGTATGGACGCTAGTTGTAGCTGCCCGTGCAACTGACCCTGAAAATTTTGAACCGTCTGAATCCGATTTAGGAAGTATCTTCGACATAACCGTGTGCAACAACCGCTTGACCATAGATATAGTATCCTTTAACGATACAGTCAAGTTGGCTGACACAAAATATGGTATGAATTTTGACCACCCCGTTTCCGATCTGGAAGCGGAGTTGTACGCATTCCGCATTGGCCTCACCCCGGATGAGGGTGGATTAGGCAAGTTCGGCCATTTCCAGAACGCGGCCAACTTGATCTGGCCAGACCTAATCTGGAACCCGTGGCTGGAACGTCAGGTCGAGTCCTTATGCGAAGAAAGCTGGGTGTCATGGACAGGCTGCGCTGCCAGCGGCAAAACCTTCGGCTCCTCGCTGTATGCGATGCTGTGGTGGATGGCTGACCCGCAACACTCTAGCGTCATCCTAACGTCCACAACCGCAAAGATGATCCGCAAACGCGCATGGGCAAACATCCAGCATCTATTCCGCACTGCCCAAGGCCAGTTCCCCGGCAACATGGTGGATTCCAAAACCACGCTCCAGTCTGTTAAAGGCGATGACAAGAACGCCGTGTTCGCCGTCGCCGTGCTGGACGGCTCCACCTCCAAGGCTGTCGCAAACATCCAAGGCATCCACTCCGAGCGCATTCTCGCCATCGTGGATGAGGCGACGGACACGCCAGAGGCTGCGTTCGAGGCCACCTCCAACTTGTCCAAGGGTTGTCGCGAGTTCCAGTTCCTCGCAATCGGCAACCCCCATTCCACGCTGGACGAGCATGGCCGTTTCTCCGAGCCGCTGGACGGCTGGGAAACCGTGAACATCGACACGCAGGAATGGCGCACTAAACGCGGCGTGTGCATCCGGTTCGATGGCCTCCAGTCGCCAAATATTAAGGCCGGTAAGACCAAATGGGAGTTTCTGATTACTCAAGATCAGGTCGATTCCTCTCGTAAATATGAGGGCGAAAACTCCCCGCGCTACTGGAAATACTCACGCGGGTTCTGGCCACGGGAAGGTGTCGTCTCCACCGTCCTGTCCGAAACCATGTGCCACAAGTACCGCGTAGCTTCATCCCACACTTTTATGTCGAAGGTGGATATGATCGCGGGCCTCGACCCCGCCTTCGGCGGCGACCGCTGTATCTTGCGCTTTGCCAAATACGGCGATCTTGAGGGTGGCCTCATGGGTGTGGAGTTCACCGAAACCATCACCATTAAGCTGGACGCTCAATCAAGCGAACCCATCCACTTTCAAATCGCCAAGGCCGTGAAACAGGAATGCATCAGCCGTGGCGTCGAGCCGCGCCACCTCGCCATTGACGCCACGGGCGAAGGCGGTGGCTTGTGCGACATCATCAGCAAAGAATGGTCGCCAGACATCATGCGGGTTGAGTTCGGCGGTAAGGCCAGCAATCTCCCGGTATCCGCCGAGGATGGACGCCCCAGCCATGAAGCGTACATGAACCGCGTCACCGAGTTGTGGTTTTCTGTGCGCGAATGGGTGATCCGCGAGCAAGTGCGCGGCATGGATCGCGACACCATCGTGGAGTTTTGCCAGCGTATGTTCGACGACCAAAGGCGCAAGATCGTGGTCGAGCGCAAGGTGGAGATGAAATCGCGCACCGGCCAATCGCCTGATTTAGCCGACGCCGCCGCACTAATTATCGAGGTCGCCCGCACTCTTGGCGCGGGCCGCTTGAAAGGTGAGGCAAAAACTGATAAAGATTGGCTAACTTTATCGCTAAAGTACGATTCGATTTACAACGAGGAAAATTTATATGCGGCAGTGGAAGAATAAGACGCGCACCCCTTTGGGTGGCTGGCGTTACTTTCAAAAAGAAACCGGCCAGCTAATCACCGCGCCGCATTGGAACGCCTTGATCAACGCAGTTTACCGCCACCGCGAGGCCAACGAACTGGCCATTGATCCGGGGTTGGAAGACGAGATCGAGGCGTTCATGTGTGATGAGATTCCCGATGGCTGCGAAGAGGTGGCGGATAGGCCGGAACGAAAAATCGGTCTGTCTGAAGTTGTGTCCTTCACGAAAACGTGGGTTCATACGTTTCTTCGCGGCAATGAGCGAGTGGATCAAAAGGAGGCTGACCGGCGCAGCGTCGTCTGTGCCAACTGCCCAGACAACATCGACGCCCATGGCTGCAAAACCTGCGCCACGGGGAATGTGGAGAAGCTGGTGAACACCCTGTCGGGGAGTCGCCAGACCAAGGCCGATCAACGCCTCAAGGTCTGCCGCCACTGCGGCTGCTTTAACCGGGCACAGGTCTGGTTCCCGCTGGATATTTTACAGAACAACCAACGCGACGAGGTTCAAGCCGCCTTGCCGCAAAACTGCTGGAAAAAATGAACGAACTAAAAAACATCAGTGAAGGTGGAACCGCACCGGAGACTCGCCTCAATGACGCCAAGGAGGTCATGGAGATGGTTAACAAAATGATCAGCGCGGACGAAACCCGCAGCAGGACTAGAGCGAAGGTGAAAGGTCTGGTGGATGGAAACGCTCCATACAATGCTGGCGAATTGCGCCGCGCTGGGCAGTCCTTCCGTACGAACGTCAACTTCCGCGAGGCTGAGTCATTCCTGAACATGGGCGTGTCTGCCTTCTTTGACGTGTTCGCTGAAGTGCCCACCTATGCCACCGTGAAGATCAACCATGGTGACGTTAACGATTCCGAAAAGTATTCCCGCATTATCACCGAGGAATTTGACCGGATGCAAAAGAAGGATGGGAACTTCGACTACCTCATGCAGTTGTCGCAGCATGAAATGGTGTTGTACGGAACCGGCCCGCTGGTATTTGAGGACACTGTAGATTGGCGTTGCAAGCCGGTGAAGTCCTCTGACCTGCTTGTGCCAGACGGCTCGAAGTCTAATGTGGCCGACTGGGAGGTGTGCGCCATCCGCAGCAGCTATGCCGTGCATGAACTATACGCTTTCATTCGCAACGAGGACGCTGCGAAGACGGCTGGCTGGGAGGTCGGGGCCGCTCGCAAGGCGATCATGGATGCTGCCCCCAAGGACAAAGGGTTTAGCCGGGACTCCACATGGGAAGACCACCAACAGTCATTGCGTAATAACGACCTGTCGCATTCGTCGCGATGCAAAGCCGTAGATGTTGCTCATGTTTTCTACCGAGAGTTCCCGTCCGAAGATAACCCTGAAGGTGGCATCTCGCACGCCATTGTGGATCGGCGCGGCGACGGCAGGAACTTCCTGTTCCGTAAGGTGCGACGCTACAAGTCATGGAGCGAGTGTGTTCACTGTATGTACTACGACAAGGGTGACGGCACTCACCACTCGGTGAAAGGCATGGGAGTAAAAATGTTCTCCGCGCTGGAACTGAAGAACCGGCTGCGCTGCTCCCTCGTTGACAGCGCAATGGCGCGGGCACAGATAATGATCCAGCCAGATTCACCCAACGACCTGAACCGCTCCAGCGTGATCCAGATGGGGCAATATAGTGTCCTGCCACCGAACTGGAACGTGGTGCAAACCAACTCCAGCGGCGTACTGGACGCACCTTTGGCCGTGGAACGTGAACTGGAAGGCTTGATGCAAGCGAACCTGTCGCAGTACCGGCAGCGGCTAGAGAAGCAGGGAAACCCCCGCACCGCAACGGAGATTGAGGCCATCACCGCCCAGCAATCGATCTTGGGGAAAACCCAGCTAAACCGATACTACAGCCAACTGGACTCATTCTTTTCAGAGCGTTACCGGCGGGCAATTAACAAGAACCTTACTGCGGATATGCCCGGTGCGGCTGATGCGATGGCCTTCCAAAAACGCTGTATTGAGCGTGGTTGCCCCCGTGAGTGCCTCGATAAGGTCGAAATGGTTCAGGCCACCCGCACTGCTGGAAGAGGCTCCTCAATGGAACGTCGAGCGATTATGAACCAGTTGATGTCCATTGTGACCATGCTGCCCGAATCAGGCCGCAAACACGTTATCGAGGATCACATCGCCTCACTGGCTGGATACCACTCGCTCAACCGCTATTACCCCATGCCAGAGGAGGATGTAGACACACAGGAACAGCAGCAGGAGGCCGCACGGGAGAATGCCCTGTTCAAGACCGGCGCAGTCATCCCCATCGCGGGCGGCGACAACCATGCCGTCCACGCCACTGTCCATCTCCAAGCCGCCAGCGAGGCAGTGGAAGCCGCCCAGCAAGGAATGGGCGACCTTGCGGAGATGGCCGCGTGGATGCAGTCCATCACGGAACACGTTGCGGGCCACCTCGAAGAGTTGTCTGTTGATCCTACTCGACGGGAACTCATGGAAGTCCTCGCTGAACAATTCAAGGAGGTGCAGAAGGCCGCAGACGAAATGGCGCAAGCCGTTCAGCAGCAACAAGAGGCTGCTATGCAGCAGCAGCAACAGGCCGCGCAGCAGATGGCAGAGATGCAAGCCTTGCAGAACGGCCAAGACCCCAAGGATCAACTGGCCCAGATGCGGGCCGAACGCGATGAGGCACGCCGAGATATGAAAGTTCAGAACGACCTATCTCGCAAGAACGCCAAGACCCAGCAGGATATGGCATTGAAGGATGCCAAGACTGCACAACAAATTATGAGGCAATGAAAATACCCGAATTAGACACCGAGGAGATTATGCACATCATCGAGTTGCTACGCGAAGATTTGATGGTCAATCGCAAGATGCTCGATGAACACCCGCTTGATGAAGCAGCTATGGACTCATTCTTTATGAGCCGCGACCTTTTAAAACGAATCGCTTGTAATGCGATTATCATCACTTATGAACCTAGCACAATGGCGACAAGACCCGAACGCAACTGAGTCGGCGCAAAAGCTACTCAACAACAAGACCTTCCAGAAAATGATGGAGGTCGCGAAGAACGAACTACCCACCAACCGCGTACTTCCGGCGGTCGGCACAGAGCAGCACAGCTTTGTGTACGCCTATGGGGTCGAGGTGGGATACCGGCAGTGTTTGGCGACACTGGAGACAATGGCCTCACCCATCCTTACCCCGGAAAACGTGGAGGCTACATTTGAAACGCAATCAGAATAAAGGACGACGACAATGGCAAAGACAATGGAAATGGACAACGTGGACACCTTGGAACTTCCCGCAGGGAACGAACTGGATGCTCCTGAAACACCGGCCAGCGATGGCGCGGAAACAGTGGACAATGATTCGACGGATTCCGCCGAAGATACCTCCCCGAAACCGACATCGTTTTCGGATGCCGTAAAGGCCGCGATGACTGATGAACCGGAGGCCAAGGCGGAACCCCAGCCAGAGCCAGAGCCAGAGCCAGAGCCAGAGCCAGAAACCAAGGCGTCCCGCTCCGCTTCCGACTTCAAGAAAATCAAAGAGGATCGGGATAACGCCCGCCGAGAACTGGACGAACTAAAGGGCCAGCTTGAAAAGCTGGAAAACTCTGATGTGGATAACGTGTTGGAAACGCTGACCAAAGAGCGCGACGACCTATCCCAACGCCTCAAGGTGGCAGCTATCGAGCGACACCCCAAGTTCCAGCAGGAGTATGGGGCCAAGATCGAAGGCATCGTGGAACGGGCCAAACGATTGGTCGGAGCCGAGCAGGGAGATCGCGTGGCTGACCTACTCACCATGCGCGACAGCGATTACCGCTCCAATGCGTTGGAGGAAGTCATGCTCGAATTGCCCACCGCCAAACAGGCGCAGTTGGGAGCCATGCTCGCCAGCGTCGAGGAAGTCCGCGCTGACCGTGAGATGGCACTGAGCAACGCCGAGAACACCTACCAGCAACTTATGGCCGAACAGGCCACCCAGCGCGAGGCGGCACTAGCCGAAACCGGCAAGACATTCGACGCCGCACTCAAGGACGCGGGACAACTGGAAATATTCCAGACCCGCGACGATGACGAGAACTGGAACAGCGAGGTTAACGAACGCATCGACATGGCACGCGGCATCTTCTCTGGTGAGAACACCCCGGAAGACCTTGCTCGCGCCTCATTGTGGGCCGCAGCCGCGCCGGCCTACCGCGAATTGCTCGCCTCACAGATCGAGTTGAACCGGCGTCTGCGACAGCAACTCAAGGAGCAAGCCGGGGCCACTCCGTCCCTCACCCCCAGCGGAGAGAAAGGCGGCGGAGAGCCGAAGTCATTCGTGGATACCATGCAGGAGTTGATGAACGGTTAATACAACGCCGCCCATCCATTGCGATAATCCTCGTACTTGCATCGCACCCACTTGGTTGGGTAGCGAGGGTGCTTGCCTTGCTCCCAGAAAATCCCACGGGTTGCTTTCACTTCGTCCACAGGGATGACGTAGAATGCAGGGCCGCTGGCGAAATAGATAACGGCTACAATGTGGCTACAGTCATCAATCGTGTAGGCCACCTTGGAATAACGCCCACGCCGGAACAGGACGCGGAACACTCCGTCCTTTCCGGCGTGGGTTGATTTAACCTGTATGCGGTGCAGCTTCTGCTTGTGCGTGGCAATGAGGTCGTATGGTTCGCTGTCGCCCAGCGGCATCGCCACCCCGAACCCCATCGTCATCAGTTCATGGGCAACCAACATCTCTGCCGCCGCCCCCAGCGGCTTTAGGTCTGCCCACCTTTGCATGACTATTCCCTCTCGCCCACGCCCTCCAGTGCGCCCGCGTACCAGCCTTCCGGCAGCGTCACCTTGTTCTTGGATAACACCCACTTGCCGTCACGCAAAAAATACACCTTGCCCCTCACTTCGGGGCCAAGGCGCACCACGTCACTGCTTTCGTGAATGAACACCACCTTGCTGCTTCCGCAGCTTATCCCGAATGCCAGCACGAAAATCATCGCGCACAGCATCGGGAGTGTTCTGGTCGGTCGCTTCGACATCTTTTTTCACCTCCCGCTGGATGAGTCCGGTTAGCCAATCGAGGATCGCTTTGAGGATTCCAGCCAACATAGGTTACTTCGATTTCGCGAGGCCGCGAGAGATGGTGTAGCCGAGGGCCGCTGCTGCCGAGCAGATGAAGCCAAACACCTTGTCCGCGTTGGATGCCCCTTCTGGGTCTACTACCCCTGCACCCCATAGCAGGGAACAGATCGCCACAATTACCGTAATCCAAAACTCGGTACTTAAATAGCCGGGTTTAATATTCTTTGTCGCCATGTCTAGTCGTCTTTCTTTTTGCTGTCCCGCGACCACTTCCATATCGTCCACGAAATCGTGACCGTCAGTAGCAGGATCGAGAGAGCGGTTTCAACGGTATCAAGAGTTACGGCAGCAAGGACGCCGCCGTTGATACCAAAAGTTTTTAAGTAGTCTGATAAGTCGTTCATGGGAAAGGAGGGAGGCATCCCCGAAAGGATGCCCCCCTTTGACGACGACTACTTACGCAACAACATTGTCGCGCTTAAACAGGACGGTCGCGCCGTGGTCACCGAACACTGGCTCGAATGCCATTTCGTATGTGCCGAAGTGACGACCCTTGCTCTCCAGTTCATCCACGCAATCTGTGTCGAACTTGTACGCGCCGGTAACGAACTTCCAGTCACCGGAGTAACTGTCAGCCGAGAAACCGAGGTTTCCGGGCACGCTGCTCGGAACCACCAGTTGACGCATCACGGAAGGCGTCAGCGCAATGGCAGCTTCATAAACGCCGTCGCCATCGCTGATGTCTTTGCCCGTGTACAGCGGGTTGATCTTCGTGCCCGCGCCCGCAGTGAGTTCACTGCTGCCGAGAGCCACGCGCTCGCTGATCCGGTCATAACCCGTGTCACCGCTGTTCCGTTTGAAACGCGGGGGATTGGTTACGACGATCAGGCGGAAGTTGCCCACCACCTTGTCCGCGCCAATGCGCTTGAGCAGTTCATTGCCAGAGGCGTGGCGGTAATCCGCACGGATGTTGTCATCCGCCTTGAGCAGATTGTGTGCTGCTTCCATGCCAATGATGAGCGGAAACACTGGGCCGTTCGGGCCGAGTTCCACGAAGCCATTGGAGTCACCCTCAGTCGCACCGGACTCAATCAGCTTGATGGCCAATTGATCGAGGTGAGCCGGGAGCAATTCCACCGTGTCCGCCAGCGCGTTGGTGCTGTCAGAGATGGCCTTGTTCGTGACCGCCTCATCATTCAGCGCGGCTGCGCTGGAGGTGGCTCCACTCAGGGTCACTTGGCGACCCTTCATCATGTACTCATTCTGGAGTTTATTTTCCAGAACGCGCTTGGAATGCTTCGAGATTTCCTCGACGTAGGCGTTCATGAATGTGCCAACATTGTGTTGGAACTTCAGGTTCTCCTTACAAACCACAGGCCCCCGGACGCTTATGCGCTCAGGACTGTAAGTTTGCTCGCTGAATCCCCACTCGACATCATTCCAGCTACGGTCGCAAAGACCGCCATCCGCGCCCATGTTGGCCGCAGTGCCGGAAGTCGTGGTGTCAACGATCTTCTCCCATGCCAACTCGTCATTGGTGGGGAGGCTGTTCTCGATGGTGAAGGTTGTTTGGGTTAAACCCTTGCCGAGCGGGTAACTGCCCTTGGGCAAAGCATTTAACCAAACCGAGTTATAAGTGGCCTTGCGGTGGACATCAGTGCCCAACGACTCAGTGGCCATTTTCATTGCTTGAAGAATATCTGTGCAAGCCATGATAATTCCTTTCCTTCTAGGATTAGGTTCATGGCGAGGTTGGAAGTCAGACGCCACCCGGCGCAGACAGACCTCGCCTGTCGTGCTCGGATGGCCATGCCGAAGTAGGGCCAAAGCGGTTGCCAGTCCGCCGGTAGGGCAAAAGTTTTTGCGTAATTATGCAGCCGCCGCTGCACCTTCTTTTTTACCAGAAAAAATTAAGGCGTCAAACGCCTTGCAATAATTAAATAAAGCAGCAAAACATTTGGGGCACTTGAGGGCACTAGGGGAAACGGGGAACCATTTCCCACAAAGAAACGAAAATTCGATAAGCTCATAACCTGAAGGTCGGTGGTTCAAATCCGCCTCCCGCAACCAAAGTTTTTGAGTGTTAACAACCTCGTTTCAGCCCGGTATTACCGGGCTTTTTTGTTGCCCAAATTGTGAATATGTAGAATTAGGCAGTGTATTGAATATGTATTACACTTGATACGTCATATGAATCCCTAGTTACCGGAAAAGTGGGCACTTATGGGCACTTATGGGCACTTAAAAAATAAAAAACCAATGAAAATTACCTTCACCAAACACAACGGATACCGCCGCTGGAAGCTCGACGGACGCATCGCCGGACAGCGTATCCGGCGTTTCTATTGCTCCGAGGCAGAGGCCCGCAAGGCGGGCGACAAGCTGGAGGCCGAGGCCAATTCCGCCCGCGCCGCCTTCGCTCACTGCCGCAAAGTGGACATCTCCAAGATGCTGCTCGCCCTCCAGTTGTGCCGCGAGGAAAACCGCGACATCGTGGAAGTCGTTACCAAGGCTCTGACCCAAGTGGCCCCCAACTCCCTGCCCCTTGGGTCGGTTTATCACCGCTACCTCAAGGAAAAGCGGGAACTCGGCGTGGCCCATTCCACCCTGAAAACCCTCTCCTGTACGCTGGAAAAGTTCTGCCAACCCGCTTGGAACGAGCCGATCAGCAGTATCAACCGCGATTATATCCTCAATTACCTCCGCACGGGCCGCGCCCCCAACGGACAGAAATGGCATACCCGCACCAAGATCGGGTATCTCAAGGAGGTGCAGGGCTTTTTCCTGTGGGCCGTCAAGGCTGGCTTTCTCGAACGCGATCCCGCCGCGACGGTGGCGCGGCCCAAGTTCACCGTCGCGGAACTGGACGAAATGGATTCGCGCAAGGAAATCCTGACCGTACCGGAATTAGCGCGGCTGCTGGCCCATTGCCTAACCTCCTACCCGCACCTGTTGCCGCGCCTCACCGTCCAATGCTTCGCCGGTCTGCGCCCCAATCGGGAGGCGGCGGGCCTCCGCAACGAGGACATCATGCTCAAGGAGGGGCTGGTACTGGTGCGCGGCAAACACGCCAAGGATCGACAGCGGCGGTATGTAAAGATGAGCGACCCGCTCAAGGCGTGGATGGCCTATTGCGCGAAAAAGAAACTGACCTTCCCCTGCCCGAACTGGAAACGGGACTTCTTCGCCCTGCGCGTGGACGCCGAATTATCCGGGGCCAACTGGCCCAAGAACGCCACCCGCCATTCCTTTGCCAGCTACCATCTCGCCGCGTGCGGGGAGGCGGAAACGAAAACGGCACTGGGCCACGGCTCTTATGATATGCTGTTTCAGCACTACCGCACACTGGTCAAGGAAAGCGACGGGGCCGCCTTCATGGCCCTCACCCCGGAGAAAATCTTACAGAATGTGAATAACTTGTTAGAAAGGGAAGATTCGTGAGGTATGTCTTTTATAAAGTATTACAAGCCCTACCCAACGGCAACCAAACGCAATAAAGCGATGAATGAAATGCTCTCGTTACTCGCATGAAAAAAATACACATCTCCCGTTCTGCCGCCCTCCAAGTGCGCCGGTTGAGTCAACAAACCGGGTTGCCCGTTACGTCGTTGGTTTCCGAGGCTATTCGTCTTGGGATTCAGGACGTTGAAACTCCGCGTACAGCTTTTCCAACTTCGGAAGGCCCGCCTGTAAACATTGCTCAATCACCGAGGTAGCCGAGGTGTGCTGGATTTCCGCCAGCCGTTGCGCCTCTGCCCATAGCTCCGCATCAATCCGCATCGTGGTCACATGAGTAGACCGCTCCGCTGGCGCGGCCCGACGCTTGGCGGGCTTCGCCGATTTTCCCTGTTTTTTCTTCTTTTTCGCCGTCATCTAACTCTCCCCCTGCCTGTGGGGGCGGGGCAACCTACACGCCGCCGCCCTACTTGCAAGTGTATACTAAACGTAAGACGTTACATTTGGGCTACACCTTCACGCATTTCCTAGTATTTAACAAGGGATTTTATACATACCCTTCCTGTGAAGATTTCGTAAAAAGGGGCGTTTTCTCCGGCGAGAAATATGCTGTTTTTAAGAAATCTTCACGGCCTGTGAATAACTATTCCGTATGTCTACTGTATTTCACTTGTAACACATCCGAAATGTTGTAATCTTCTCGGGTGCCGCAAAGGAACACCCAACTGAGTCCGGTCAAAGAGAGGCTTGTGTCTTTTCGACTAGGTAAAAATGACAAGCAAACACTCGACCGTCTTGCAGGAATGATGAGCGTCAGCGTGAGCGACCTTATCCGCCTGTGCATCAAGTCCGAACTCCCCAAGCTAAAGAAGAAGTATCGTGGTTGAGGAGAATCATTTAATCGCCACGCCGGTTCCTGCCTCGCTGGAGGCGGAGGCACAAGTGCTGGCGTGCTGCTTGCGCGAGGAGGAATTAGTCGATGAAGCAGCCACCTCATTGAAACCGGAAGATTTTTATGACCTGCGCCACCGCAATCTGTTTGAACTATTACTGAAACTGCGGAGCGCAGGGAAGCCCGTGGATGCCAGCGTGTGCATTCAGGAGGCCAAGAATTTACGGGGGGGCACTGAATCGGTGGGCGGCATCGCATATCTTGCGGGACTGCCAGACCGGGTGCCATCCCCGGCCCTTATTACTTATGCCACTGGTGTTGTGCGCCACAAGGCGCAGCTTCGGCAGTGGCAGGAGTCCGCCCATTATATTCTTTCTACGGTTAACGCTGAAGGGATCGGCGACGACGAACGGCTGGATGAAATAGGAACCCACCTATCCCCCCTCATCCATGCCGACCGAAAGGGCGGGGAAGCCTCCGTGCGTGATGTGGTCAAAACGGCCATCGGAGAAATCGAACAGGCATTTGAACACAAGGGCAAATGCACTGGCATCCGCACCGGCTTCCCTGCCCTTGATAAATTAACAGCGGGGTTTCAGTGCGGGGATGTGCTCATCCTTGCGGCGCGGCCCAGCATGGGAAAGACCTCGCTGGCCATGAACATAGCCGAACACGTTGCCCTCGATGACGGCGTGCCGGTGGGATTCCTTTCGCTGGAGATGAACGATACCTCGCTCATCAAACGCCTTCTATCTTCCCGCGCCAACATCAACGGACACGACCTGCTTAACGGCAACCTTTCCGAAAAAGACATTCACGCGCTCACCAGCGTTGCCGCGAAGGTGGCTGCTGCGCCAATTCATATCAACGACAAGCCCGCTCTTTCAGTGCTGGAAGTAGGCGCAGCCATGCGCCGCATGGTGAACAAGCACGGTTGCAAGTTGATTGTCCTAGATTATTTACAACTGGTTCAGGCCAAGGCCGAGAATCAGACCCAACGCATCGCCAAGGTTTCAAGTGCCGTCAAGGCTTCGGCCAAGGAGTTGGGAGTACCTGTCCTCGCACTGTCGCAGCTTTCCCGCGCAGCAGCCACCGAGGACAGGAAACCCCAACTCTCTGACCTTCGTGACTCTGGAGCTATTGAGCAGGATGCGGACTTGGTGATGTTCCTGTCTCGCGAGCGCGATGCCACGATGACGCAACTAGATGTGGCCAAGCATCGAAACGGCCCCGTGGGCATCGTGGAATTGGAATGGGATGCCTCGCGCACCCGCTACCGTAACCCCGTGTATTGGATGAAAAACCATGCCCAAGTGGACGCAACATGAATTCGACGAGTACCAACGACTCACTGGCCATCCGCATCCGTTCAATCGGCCATGTGCCAGCCTTCAAAAACAAAAAGATAATTGCCGGCAAGAGGCTGATAACTGCGCCCAAGGCGCGAAAGTGGATGGAGGCAGCGACCGCCAGTATGCACTTACAGTTGAAATCCTTGTTTCAGACAGAAGAAGCCGCGACCTCGACGGAGCCTTGGCAACTCTCTGCGATTGCGTCGTGGCCGAAGGACGACAATTGGAAAGTGATACCGAGGATTACCGTCAGCGTGAGGGTGGTTCCCAAGGGTGAAGAGGGCGCAAACATTTTTATTACACCGCTTAAATAGATTTACCCCCATAGTGGGGGCTTAACAACGAACAAACCCAAAAAAAAGGAAAGGAAAACGACGATGGCAGATAATGAATACTTCGGGCTAAAGGGCGTGAAGCTCCAGTGGGCACACCTCGCGAAGCCAAACTCGATGAGCGACAAGTATCAGGTGGATTTGGTGGAATTAGACAAGGCCGCTGTTAAGCATCTGAAAGATGCGGGCCTCACGGTAAAGCATGGCAAAGACAAGAAAGAACCCAAGCCTGAGATCGGTCATTACGTTACCGCAAAGGCTAATCCTTACGAAGACGGCAGAAGTCCTGTTGTGATGGTAGACGCTAAACTCAATCCTGTTGAGGACGCCAGTATCATTGGAAACGGCACAATCGCCAACGTAAACCTGTCGGCTTACGACTGGAATTACAACGGCAAAACAGGGCGCAGTTGTGGTCTACAAGGTGTTCAAATTATTCAGCTAATTGAACGTGCCTCTCCCGGTGGTGCGTTTAGTGAAGAAGATGGTTTTGTGGCGCAGCCCGCCAATGCGACCGCTACTGCGGCAGACACCTTCTTTGAAGATGATGTGCCTAATTAAGATGCGTGGATGCGTACGGAGCTAGGCGGCTGGTGGCGGCGGTCATTGAACGAGCAGTCTTTGACCGTCGCCGAGCCGTCGCGCAGGGAATCTTGGACTCCCGCGCCCGCCCTTGCTGCACCTTAACCGCGAAGCAAGCCGAGCAGATTATGTTTTTGGAGTGTTTCTTCTATAGTGGGGGGCTTGAAGTTGCGCTGGAAGCCGCAGAATTTGACATACCGATTGAAGCAATAAGGAGGAAAAGCAGTGAACCAGAAGACGGACGAGAGAGAGAATAAGCCATCCGCATCAAAGGGAGGCGATTATGAAAAATGCCCCGGCAAGCACCGAATGGAATTGCCCTTTGAGGATGTCACCAGCCCCGAAGCCAGTGAAGGCAATGACGTTCATCAGTGGCTGGATGATGAGGACAGTATTGAGCTAACCGGCGAAGCCCTTGAACTAGCCTACCATTGCAAGGCGCAGCGTGAGATGATTATGGAAATGGTGTTCCCAGATCGGGATCACAACCCCCCTGAAATCCATAAGGAGAAACGAATTTGGTATCGCCGCAAGCGGTACAGCGGAAAGACGGACTGGATCGCCGTCAGCGGGAGGCGCGGTTTAATTTTAGATTACAAATGCGGGCGCATCCCTGTGCCTGAAGCGCAGTTCAATCCGCAACTGCGCTGGTACACCACGCTAGTGGCCCGCGAGTTCAAGCTCGAAGAGGTGGCAGTGTGCATCGTGCAACCTCGCTGCGGCAAACCCAGCCTCTACACCTACGACAAAGACGGTATCGCCCGTTGCCGCCAGCGTGTGTTGTCTACTTTGCGCCGCATGGAATCGGATAATCCCCGCCTTGTGGCCGGTGAAAGTCAGTGCCGGTACTGCAAGGCCAAGGCCGTGTGTCCTGAAGTGGCCAAGAAACAATTAGCCATCACCACCCTGCGCGATGTGCAGGAACTTGCACCCTCCGATTTAGTTAAGGCACTAGATTTAGTGCCGCTCGTTGAGTCCCGCTGCAAGCAGCTTAAAGAGCGGGCCAAGGAAGTGTTACTGCGGGATGAAAGGTTCCTGCCGGGATATAAGCTCAAGGATGGCAATATCAAGCGCACCATCACCAGTACCTCCGATGTAATGGTGAAGCTAGTGGAGGCAGAGCTTATGAATTACCAGCAATTTGTTGGCTGCTGCAATGTGTCGATCCCCAAGGTTCAAACGCGGATTGCCAAGAAGATGAACGTAAGCGCAGTCGAGGCCAAGCGCATCTTGGCTGATTTACTGGGCGACATCCTTACCGAGAAACAACAAGCCCCCAGCGTAGTAAAGGACGATTAGCATGAACATGGATGACGACTTTAATGTTTGGTTAATTACATGGCCCAATGGGGATCAAACGATTGCTGGGGGTAGCGAGGATTCGGTTCAGCGTTGTGTGGATGAAATCGGATTTGTTCAGCACCCCTCCAAAGCGAACCACTCATCGAATGATTGCGGGGTAATGGTTCAAATCTTGACCGGAGAAATGACCGATGCGGGTGAGCCTTGGTTTGTGGATTTCAAGGGCGCAAAACCTGTGGGCTGGGAGGATTTCAGTGAGAGCATTTTCAATAACAAAGACGAGCTTGTGGGGCTTGAGGCGCAAATTCTAGTGAACGCTGACAAATGATCCCTCCCACCCTATACCGCGTCCGCGCTTGGGACGACCAGTACGAGAATAACCGTTCTCGCGCCGTCTCTGATATGCGGTGGGTTCCGTTACCCAATAACCATGACGGGGAAGGTTACTGCTTCGTTATGGCGCAACCCAACGCGGCAGAGATTTATGCCGCTTGGATATTGATCCTACAGGTGTCATCCCGCTGCGATCCAAGGGGGGTCTTGGTGCGGAACAATGGGCAGCCCCACACCGCCGCCACCCTCGCCGCAAAGACCCGTGGGCGCATCGAATGGTTCGAGGCTGCACTAGAGATTTTAGCCAGTGAAGATGTGTGCTGGTTGGAGTCGATTGCCCTCCAGCAGCCCTCCCGTGCCCTCCAGCCCTCCAGCCCTCCCACGGGAGGGCGCACTTTTTGCCCTCCCAGTGACGTTTCAACGGAAGATTGTGACGTTTCAATGGAAGAAAGTGACGCCGAAATCGCAAAAACTGACGAAGAAGGAAAGAAGGAAGGAAGGAATATAGGAGGGCAAGCCCTCCCACCCAGCGAGGAGGGTGAATCCGAGGGGTTGCTTTTGAGTGTGGAGCGGATTGTGAGCCACCTTAATCGCAAGACGGGGAGTAACTTTTCGCACGACTCAAAGCACACCATCTCAAAGCTCAAGGCCCGTATGAAAATGGCGGGAGTCACCGAGGAGGGAATCATTCAGATGATCGACGCCAAGTGCGCTGAGTGGGGCGGCGACCGGAAATACTCCACCTACCTGCGCCCCAAGACTTTATTCGGCCCGGAAAACTTTGAGAACTATTACGCACAACGGCAACCCGCCGCAGCGAACACCTATTCGGCAAGCGGCGCAAAGATGGAAGTCGTTAAGCCATGAACTTCAAGGCCACAACCACTGCTTCAGGCGGCGACCTCCTTGCTCGCGATCATAGCCGCGAGATTCAAGCCGCCGGTTGTGGCCTTTTTCACTTTTGAACTATGGACATCAAAACACCACTGGGCAGGAAAAGCCTAAAGGACGAGCGCGAAGCTGTTGAGCGGTTCCGCGAATTGCACCCGTCCTTTGGCTGGATGGAGACAGAAAAGGGTCAACCCGCCGCAATGGACGGATTCTTTTATACCTATAGCCAAAGCCCAATTGCCAACACTTACACCATGTCGGCAGTGGTGGAAGTGAAGTGCCGCAAGGAATCCCGCGAACATTTCCGCACGCACTTCGACAATACATGGCTCATCACGCACCAGAAGCTGGTGGACGGGCAGAAGATCAGCAAACTCTGCCGCATCCCGCTGGTCGGCATTCTTTGGACAAAACCAGATCACCATTTGTGCGTGGTCAAACTCACCCGAAAAGACGGCACATTCTGTTTCGACTACGAAGTTCGTGAAACCGAGACACAAGCCTCAGTAAATGGGGGCCGCGCTCGTCGCGCCAACGCTTTCATTCCACTGCAATACGCAACGGAATATCCATCGCATTACACCGCAAAAACCCAAAACGAAGGAGAACTAAATAATGGCTAAAGCAACTTCAGAAGCACGAATTAGTAACGCTATTCTGAACCCTTTACTCAATGATATTGAGGAAATAACAGGCGTCACGCGCCATCAAGTATTAGGTAATCGCCGATACGATCATTACGCATTCGCCCGTTTCATGGTGTACCTAGCCCTCCGCGAGCATGAACACGGATACAGTTTAGCCGTGATAGGGCGCACAATGAACCGGGATCACGGCGCAGTGACTCACGGCATCCGAAACATCAAGGCCCGCGCCAAGCTGGATAAGCGTGTACGCAAGCTGTTGGGCCGTCTCAAGAAGAAAGGTTGGTTATGAGCGAACTATGGGCAAAGCACTACATTGAATACCTCGACGCAAATTACCTCGACGGCAGCGATGCTGGAAAGATTTGCAAAGAGGCAACGGCTTATGCCGACAAGAAAACTAAAGAGGCCGAGGCCGTGGAGGAAGACCATGAAGATTGCTGATATGAAGCCGCGCACGCCTGACCAGATACGCGATGAGTCCATTCGCGCTTTCGTTGCGCGGGCAAGAGACAAGTACAACAAAGGCCAAGCGGAACACGGCGGCGTACTCGATGAAAATGTAAAATGGGAAGACCTTGAGGATGAGATCATCGACCATGTTTTCTATTTCTACTCCAAATGGTTTCAAGTCGAGGAGCAAATCGGCGCACTGGAGCGCGACGTAGAGTATTGGAAAGGCAAAGCAGAATACTACAAGGAGCTTGCGAGCAGATGAAAAACGGGGGCATTGAACGGGAAAAAAGCGATGCATCGCAATGGTGCGCCTCGCTGGGGCCAAAACCAGTTGAGTCGCCCAAAGAGGAGCAACCAGCCCCTGCGCCCGCGTGGCCGCCGAAGTGGCTGAGCTTCCTCGGCCCGTATTCTATTATCCCGCCGCCTCCCGCACCAAAGAAGCCCAAAGAAGCACCGGACGACCTAACCCCAATTCAGCCCCATGTGCTGACACGCGAGAACTGCCATTCCTACACAGACATCACAACCGAGATGGAAGAGGCGGAATACCTTTGGGACGGCAAGAAACCCGAACACGATCAAGACTTTCACGATTACCATATCAAACAAAAAGGAAAAAACGCATGAGAGAAGACTACGACTTTGACTCAAGCGAGTTACACGATGATGAAGAACCCTGTGAGTTCTGTCGCGGGAGAGGCTACCTAACCGTTGAATCCGATGGAGGCGGGCCAGCTTATCGCTGCCCAGATTGCGAGCAATGAGTAAGCGCAAAAAGAAACCCGGTAAGCAGTTTAAGGCGAAGTGGACGGACACAGGCAGCCACGCAACGAGGCGCAAGGCGGGGCGAGATCGGTATCACATGGGATATAAGGAAGAAAACGTGGTTATCCCCTACAAATCTTTCTTCTTCAACAACGATCAAGGCGACCCACAATGAAAACCATTATCCACGTTAACCAGCACATCCTTCGGAAGAACACGAAAGAGGGAACCTCTGACCCATGCCTGATAGTTAGAACGTACAAGGGTAGCCGCAACGCCAAGTCCATCTCCATCAACGGCCCCAGTAAAGTGGTCTACTCACCACACAAGCCACTGTCCTGCGGGGCAAGAGCATGGATCGAAACACACGCGGAGGTAATATCCCAATGAAAGACAAAGACACCCAACTCGTCATCGAACTAACAGTCGCGCTTGGGGCCGGTTATCTGCTCTACAGGATGTTTGCCCAGTGCTTCGTGTAATGCCCCTTAATGGCCCCAGATTGCCCTGTAAGGCGTTTTAGTGAGTCACCTGTATAACTTGAGATATATGGCAATAGAAGGCTCTCAGCCTTTCATTTTTTACAGCCAATTCCGAAAGCCTCCGTTTTAAGGCTTTGTTCCTTGAAATCACAAGCCGCTTCCCACGCTAGGAAGTGGTGCTAGAATAGCTTCATGGGGGCAAGGGTGAAGCTGCCCAAGGTGGGTAAATTATGCAGGATTCAGTGGCTCGACGCCACCGGATTCATTGGGGCAGACATCAGCGAAGTGGAACCGGCGCGATGCCGTACGGTTGGCTGGCTGAAATCCATCAACGAGCATAGCCTTATCCTAGCTACATCGCTCTATGAAGACGGTGTTGGCGACTTCACTTGCATACCCCTCGGAATGCTAATCGAAGCCAAGGAGATTGATGAAAAATGAGTTGCCCACCAAACCCACCAGACCTGAAAGAATGGATCGCGATGATCCTGATGCTAACCCTAACTGGCCTCGGATGCTTGGGCCTTCTGCTACTATCTGCGTTATGTCAGGGGGATTAACCCCTAACTGGCTACTGTCTCTACGTCAACAGTCGCAGCAGATTCAGCGGATTCCGACTCGCCACTTTGTTTGGCAGCACGCCGCCGCTCCATTTCCTCGCGACTGGGAAGTGCGCCCAACACACTGATGTTCACCAGCGGCTTTTCCACGGCAGAGTCAATGCCGTGGTTCTTACGCATTTGATCGTCCCAGACCTTCCATGTCTCCGTAGCTTGCTTCAGCGTTTTCCAATCGCCCGCACGCGATGCCACTATGCCGCGCTCTATAAGCGCACCCAAATGATCCCCAGCCTGTAAAACGCGCTGTTGATGCTCCCCAGCCGCCATAGGCGTTAAGTCGCGAAGCTCCTTTACCTCATCCTTAATCCCTTTGATCTTGGCCTCCTGCTCCGCTTCGGCAGCACGTTTCTGAAACTCTTCACGCGCCGCAGCCCATTGATGGTTCGCAGATAGCCGGGAAACATAGCTCAAGCTGATTCCGTACTCATCGCCCATTTCCCGAAGCGACATATTCGTTGTGACGTACTGCCGCTTCAGAAACTCTTTATCATACTTAACTGTGCCAGCCATATAGGGTCAGTGTAGACGATACAGAAAATTTTGCACCCCAATAAATATAACACCGCCCCGCCCCGAAGGGGGGCTGCTGGTCGGTTTTCTAGGGTCTGGCCAGCCTAAAAAAAGGATTCTTACCCTGCCAACCTAAAGACCGCCCCACAATTTCAGGGATTTATGCAGTTTGTGCCCATTTGTGCCCGCTTCGCAGGCTCCGCCAGCCTTCGTTTTGAGCAGCGCGGCGACTAAATGCGAATAACTAACGACGGAAGGCGACGCCTCCCATGCCACGACAATGTGGTTCGGGCGATAACGCGCCGCCGCCGTTGTTCTCTGAAAATGACTGAAAACGTAACGCTAACCGCGCCATTTATCCATGCCATCTATGACCTGCAAGCTCGGATTGACAACCTGAAAACAGGCTCTGCGCTGGATGAAAAGATCGCAGCAGACTACGAGGCTTACCTTGAAGTCCTGCAATCTGGCCGCGTTCCGAAATACTCCGACACGCCAAACGCGCCAGCCTTTGAATCAAACGACAATACCCCGTTTGAGTTTTGGAAGCTAGAGCGCGAGCTTCGCGAAATTAACGAAATTTCCGAAAGCTTGGCCGCCGCCTAAGTCGCATCCCCCGCCGAAAGGCGGGGTTTTTTTATGCCCGCGCCGCCATCAATTCCACCGAGGCGATGCCCTCATCAGCTAACACCGAGGCGATGCCCTCATCAGCTAACACCGAGGCGATGAGCAAACCGAAAACCTTTAACGAACTACACCACATAATGAAACGCGACATAAACGACATTATCACCGACCGCCTAATTGCCGCGCTGGAATCCGGCACAGCCCCTTGGCGGAAACCGTGGCGCGGTGGCGCATCGACGCCCCGCAACATGAAAAGCGGCAAAGCTTACCGAGGCATTAATACGCTGCTGCTGGGCTGCCAAGGCTGGGCCGATCCTAATTGGCTCACATTCAAACAAGCCAAAGAGCGCGGCGGGCAAGTACGCAAAGGCGAAAAAGCAACGCCGGTTATTTTCTGGAAATGGCTATTTAAAGACGAAAACGGCAAGCCGGTTTCCGATCCCAAAACGGCCAGCAAACGCATCCCTTTGCTCCGTTATTACTCCGTTTTCAATATCGAACAATGTGACGGCGTAGAAACTAATTGGGTGGCCCCGCCCTTGGCCGATCACGAGCCAATCGAGAACGCGCAAAAGATCATCGAAGGTATGCCGAACGCGCCAAAAACGACGCATAACGAGGCACGCGCCTACTACTCGCCGGTTGAGGATCGCGTGAACTTACCCAAGCTCGGCCTATTTAACTCTCCGGAGGAATACTATTCAACGGCCTTCCATGAGCTTGCCCATGCCACTGGCCACAAGTCGCGCCTAGATCGCGATGGCGTCACCGGTACGCATAGTTTCGGCTCGGCGGATTACTCAAAGGAAGAGCTGGTTGCCGAAATGGCGGCGGCGATGCTGTGCGGCCATGCGGGCTGCGAAACGGCGACCTTGGCAAACTCGGCAAACTATCTCGCGTCATGGATTAAGGTACTTAAAGGCGACAACACGCTCGCGATCAAAGCCGGTGGCCAAGCGCAAAAAGCGGTTGACTACATCCTCGACGTGAAATGGGACTAAATAACACGCCGCGCCCGTGGTGGATCGCGGGCGCGGCGATGACCTCAAAAGCTAACACCGAGGCGATGACCTCAAAAGCTAACACCGAGGCGATGACCTCAAAAGCTAACACCGAGGCGATGAGCAAACACAAAACCTTTAACGAATAGAGAACAACATGAAAACCTACTTATGCGAAGAAGAAGGAACGCAGTTCACCGTAAACGCTGCCGACATGGGCGATGCCCGCGAAGCGGCGGGCCTGTACGGCGGGAGCGTCATCAAGGAATTGCAGCCGGAAAGTGAGGCCAACCTAATCGCCGCCGCGCCGGAGCTACTTAACGCGCTGGAAGCCCTGAAGGAATGGGGTTGCACCTACACCAGCCCCAGCGTGGCCGTCACAATCGAGCCGGAGAACTCGCCGCACGATTTACTGGTGGCAGCGGTGGAAGCAATCAACAAAGCGAAGGGAGGCCAGCAATGAGTTACAGAAATTCACAAACGGGACAAGGCTGGGAATTGGATTGGCTGTGCAGTGACCCCTATGCCTACGCCGAGAAAGTGACGCTGAACGGCGTGGAGAGATGGGAAATAATACGCACTGCCGCCCACACGCTGGACGGGTTGAGGGGGTTGGTTGAGCTATGGAAAAACAACGGGCGCAGGGGCGCAGTTATTTATGACGGGCACGCCTGTGGGTTTCCAGTCAATTGGATTCCTGAAGCCTTGGCGGGGGATGCAAAGCGCGCACCCGACAATAGCATGGGAGCGTGCTACGGGCCGAGCCGGTTGGCGTTCGATCACAGCGAGGACAATCCCTTTTTCGGGTTCGATCACGACAACAGAAAGAAAGGAGTTAACCAATGAACTCTGACACACTCCAATACTATCAAGCCACGGCTTCAGAGCCGCGATCACCTCAACAAATAACAGTGATTAGAATGCTACTCGAAAAACATTACGGCCTCGCCGCTGCCCTAGCCTTTGCCGCTGCGGCAATCTCTGCCGCTGCTGCCGCCCCTGCCCCGCCTAAAAATGGCCCTGAACGCGACCTCGTAGCCGCAACGCTGGTTCTGGAGGCCGGAGGTGAGGGCCGCGCCGGTATGGCCGCAGTGTGGCAGACGATTTGGAACCGATGCCATCGGCGGCAGTGGCATAGCCAACCCTACAAAGTGGTGGCCCAGCCATTGCAATTCAGCAGCCTAAACGGGCGCAGCCATGCGGCCAGCATTGCCAAGGCAAAGCGGCATCCAGCGTGGCGCGTGGCCTACGGGCTGGTAGGTGCGCCGCCGACCAGCACGAACGCCAATGGTGCGGATCATTTCCACGCCACCAATATGCGCCGACTGCCCTACTGGGCCAAGGGGCAGCGGCCAGTGGCCCGCATTGGCGGCCATATTTTTTACAAACTGAGCAACCGATAAACATTTAACGAATAAGGAACAATATGGGATACGACGTTAACATGATAGTGGGAGAGGCCAGCGATGACGGTGGCATCTTTGAAGTGGCCACCTTGGACATGAAGAAGATAGGGAGCGGCCCCCTAATGAGTAGGTTGATGGGCCATGACTACGACCATCCTGATTACTGGCTGTATTCAAATCACAATGGATATAAATTCAACAAGGCATTGGCTAAGTCAACAGAAACCACACTGTACTTTAGTGGAGAACGGAAGCCCGACAAGATTGATGAGTTTGTAAATGACTGCTGGGATGACGAGATCAGAGAAGATCGGTACGGCGCAAAGCTAAAGGCTGTGCCTATTGGTGAAGTCATATCATTGCTTCACGAAGAACTCGCACTCCAGCGTGAATACCCATACCGAAGATTTAAGATGGCACTAGCGATACTTGAGGCCGCGAAAAGCGGATGGGGAGATAATAAAAACTTAGTCGTGGTGTTTTATGGCGATTGAAACTGAGCAACCGATAACCCTTTAACGAATAAGGAACAGCATGACTAAACTAACCAACGAAGTAGTCCGCGAGACGGGCACGACTATCAAGGACAGTAAGGGCCACGCCCGCACCTTGACCGTCACGCTTGAGCCTAACGAAAACGGCGACCGAATAATCCTACGCCCCAAGGGATGCAGCATTGACACATTCGCCGTTTCATTAGAGGACATTTGGAAGCTCGCCAATGCACCTCTAAACATTTGCAATGATTGCAACAACGAACTGGACAAACGAACGAAGGAGGAAAGGTAAAATAGAAGGGACTAGCCAAAATGGAAACTGAAACAACTGGAGGAAAAGTAAGATGATTATTTATTCCGTTAAATGGGACGACGACTACGAAGGGCAAGAGGAGTTTTTCAAAACGAAAAAGGAGGCGATTACGTTCGCCGAATCTTATCCTTGGGATGGCGAGGAATACCCCATGAGAATCACAAGGGTTGAGATACCGCGACCCGGCGTTGAGTTGCTTTTCACTGTCATTAAGTCTCAGGGCGGCGGCTATGTTCTGTCGCAAAAAAACATCTGGAAGAATGAGGCCCAAAAGAAACAGGACAAAATGGTTGCAAAACTCGGCTGGGATATTGAATAGAAAGGAATAACAATGCACCCTAACCAACCCCCACAATTCATCACGCTAACCCCGTGGGATAAAGACATCGACCCGCACCCGCATCACATTAACGTGCAATGGATCAAGCAATACTGGAAAGACGCCGAAGGGCGCGGGACATGGCTTCACCTGCTCGGCAACGGGCGCAGCCATAAGCTAATCATAAACGCCGAAGAACTTTACACTGAGTCAGTTGATGAAGTGAAAGAAAAGATTGAGCAAGCCAACAAAGTTTAACGAATAGGGAACAGTTATGAACGAAACAACCAAAGCAGAACTAACCAAGCGTATCGGAGCCAGTCAAGAGGGCGGGGAAAAGGGATTCACACGGCCACTCACCGTCCTGCTGGACAAGGATGATTTCCTGTCCCTGTTCCTGCGAGATGCCATCGAGAGAGCAGACGAGCCTTACGATGTGTACCACTCAATCCAGTACGCGCTAGGCCAGCTTAACTACGCTGCGTTTGCGGCATCAAAGTACGGTGACGAGCTTGAAGCGGAAGAAACGCAGCGTGAACAGGAGGCAATGAAATGAGCCTAAAATATTTGAAAGACCACCTACACGACAGCAATCGGGAGACATTCCTGTTCATTGCGGGAAAGCTCGCGGCCTTTGATGGGCTATGGGATGGCATTGGCGCAACCAACCAGCAGCAAGCCAAGGATTATGACCCCGACAAGGCGCAGCAAATCTATGTCGAGGCTATGGGCACGGAGAATGATGAATGGGTTTTCTTCTGCAACGCAGATGAATCCGTCGAAGTCTCCTACCTGTTCAAGATGGGCGATGATGACGAGCGGTATCGAGAGGACTACACCATGAGCTTGGATGACCTACTGAAATGGGCCAAGACACAGCCACCGAAGCCGCATGAATACGCCAAGTTTGTGCCGCCTGTTGATCCTGAAAACAACTAATCTAAAATAACCCCAACCTACGGGCCGTAAGCTCGTAGGTTTTTTGTGTGCGCTCAATGCGCTCAACACTGCTGGGCACACGCTGCTTTGCCCAGCGCATGAACTTGCGCCTTAACTCTGGCTTCGTCACCATCCCGATGCGGATCGGGTGACGCATCCGCACACTGCTGCGGATGGCAGTCAATTCCATGCCGTCATCCAGCAAACTCTGCTTAATCTCCCGCGCCTCGGCAATGTCACCAGTCAGTAAAGCTTCTTCAAGCTGCTTCTTTTGTTCCGTAAACTCATCCTTGGCAAAGCTGCCGCCGCTGCCTTCAACATCAAGGTCGTGTTCCTCGCCAAAGCGGCGGGCCAGTGTCCGCACAAAGTTGCGGTCGCGTGTGGCGGCATGAACCGGCACAAGGTCAGGCATAACGCGGCGCGTCATGCCCTTGCTAAATCCGTAAAGCTGATTGACCGGCGGCAGGGTGTTAATCCATTTGCCAAGCTCACGCACCGCTGCGTCTCCGTTTAATCCCTGTTGTGCGATGCTGGTCACAGTGTCGCGCAATTGTTTCAGCAGATTCACGGCGGGCGGGGCCAACGGATCGCGCCAGCGTGGCCCACGATCCGTTAACTCGTAAGCCATTGTGCCGTAGTCGCCGAGCAAGCCCAGTCCGCCACTCATCACCATATCTTTCCATACCCGATCCACAATGAGCGCAGCCTTGGTGTCATCGGCGTTGGCGATCTCTTCATTCAGTGCCTCGCGCCGCTCCTTATCCGTCAACCATTCGCGGAGCAGGGAAAGCAACTCGCCGGTCAATGCTGCCGCTGCTGCGAAGCGCAGCACAGGGGCAAAGTCGCGCACCCGTTCCCCGCCCACTTTCGTGCCGTGCGTGGCGGGAAGGATCACGTTCTTTAACAGGTCGCGTCCGCGTTGGAATGTCCAGCGTTGGAACTGGAAGAAAATCTTTGTCGTGCTATCCGGTGAGGCAAGGAACAGTGGGTGTTGGGTGATGCTGTAAGTGTATTGCTTTTCGGCCACCGCTTTGCGGGCGAAATCTTCCTCGGCCTTCACATCCCCAGCCAACAACCCAGCCACGGCGTCACCCTTAATGCCCAGCCGTTTCAATGCTGCCACGCGCTGCTTGAATCGGCGTCCCTCCGGGTTGTTGCGGCTCAAGGATTGCGTGGTACGCAGCCAATGCACACTGGCAACCAGTGTGGTGACGCGGGCGAGGCTGTCCATGCTTCGCTTGAAGGCCAACGCCTTGTTGGTTCCCTCCAATAACAACTTATCAGTGGCGTTAGGATCATTGATTCGCTCGTCCAGCAGCATTGCTTCAACGAAATCTTCGCGCACTGCGCCCAGCCTTAATGCCGCCTCAATATCTGGAGAGCTTTCAAAGTTCTGGAACTGATACCACTTGAAATCGCCGTCCTTAATCCGCAACAGGTTGCGCCCTGCCGCCTTGGTGTGCCCGCCAAAGGTTTGCCACATGGCGCGGGCCGTGTTCAGTGCGCCAAAGGTTTCCGCACTCAAGGCCACGCCACTGGCCACATCGCGGATGGCAGTAAATGGGCCACTCAGGAATCCGCCCGTAGTAAAAGTCTGCAATCGTTGGTAAAATTTATTATTACCCTTGGGCCGAATGCGATACACCGCACCGCGCACCAGCTTTATGAAATCCCGTGTCTCTTGATCGCTGCGCTTGGACGCCTTCAACGCAGTATCAAAGGCATCGTTGCTGGTGTTGGTGCTTTGGCCGAACGCATGAATCTGTGCCGCCCGATCAGCGAAACGGTTCACAAAATTAAAGTAGGTGTCAGGGCTGGTGGAATAGAACTCAGCGGGGAGCCTCATGCCACGCGCCATTTCGGCATTGGCAAGGAATGAAGCCCCGGCCATCTCGCCCTCGTGCTGCATATCCAGCAGCATCTTTTCCGCCTCTTTCGCATCCAGTGCGTAGCCGCCATCCACCAGTGCGCCCTGCAACTTGGCGTACAACTCAGGAAACTTGGCCGGATTATTGATAGCGTCAACCACTTCATCACTGAACACGCGAGGGAAATGTTTGCGGCCCAAGTTCACCATCCTGCGCCACGCGCCATTGGGTAGCTGAACCTTGATGCCGAGGCTGTCCGCCATTGCACCCGTCTGCTCAGAGGTATCGCCCATGATCCGCACCAAGTCCGTTGCGGTATCGCTTAACTCTGCAAGTACAGCGTTAGCCCTAGACTCCGCATCCCGCTGCTCTTGAGCCACGCGCTGATCCAGTTCACGCTTGAGCCTTTGCACCTTGGCGTCAGCATCCGCCACCGCCTGTTGCCGTGCCTCTAGTTCAGTCGGATCAAGGGCGTCCCGTTGGGCGGCGTCACTCTCATCCCGCTTCCGCCGCGCCTTGTCCCGATCCCGTTTGGCCTCTTCCAACTTGCGGCGCAGCGTGTTCGACTCCAAGCTGCCGCCGTAATCTTCCCGCACTGCAAAGTATTCCAACGCCTCCCGATGCGCTTCCACAATCTGCTCTCGGCTCAAAGGCTTGGCCCATTGCCGCATCGTCTCCAGCAACTTACCGCTGAACTCGCCGCGCTTGGCCTCGTACAATTCGATACGATCAGCCAGACCGCCTAGCCCCACACGGCGCAGCTTGTCCGTCCCGCTCCACTCACCGCGCATCAATGCCTTGAACTTCTCCCAAACGGGCACGTTAATGTCTGGCGGGATTGCCTCTTCGCCATCCTTCAAACCCAACACCATCTGTTCCTGCTCGGAAGTTGGGTCAGTGTCCGTCTCGAAGTCTGAATCCGGGGCAGGGGCGGCGTCACCTTCCACCTCACTCTCTCCCTCTGCGAATGCTCTCAGCCGGTCATTCTTTTGGCTGAGTAAAAGTCGAATGTCAGTGTCGATGAACGCAAGGCTGTCGTTCTCGCGGCGCAAAACATTTTCTTCATGCGCGTCACCGATTAAGAACCCGCCATCCTCAAACACGAACCCACCCTCAACGCTGTCCCACTTGCCTCCCAGTGCCTCCAGTACAGCAGTGGATTCAAGAATACTTACCTCATCCCCAACGTGCTTAACATTCGGTTGCGATATAACGGGAAGCAACTGCGGCTTGCCGCCATCAGTCATCACCCCCAGTGGAGTGTCTGATCTCCACGATTTATTATCCTGCCAAACGTATCCTTCCAGCTTGTAGGATTCGTTGGGGAACAGGTAGTTGTGAATTGCCAACCGATGCAGAAATTCGGTTTGGCTGGAATGCATTAAAAGATTGTTAATCTTTGTCCACCGCTGGGTGTCATCATTAAATATAACAATGGACTCAACCCCTCCTCGCTCGCCCTGCGTGCCCCACTCGTCAATGAACTCTTTCTTGTTGGCATCGCTGTAAAGTATTCCTTGCTGCTCGGCCCACTCTGCCAATGCTGCATCCTCTAGCGGGCGGGCTTGCTTTCCGATTGATTGCGCGGCTGAGATTGCGGTTCCCCTTGGCCCGTCCGCGAACTCTTCATGATCTTGTTGTATTGATCGGTGACTTCTTCGTGCGACATTCTCGGCTGCGAGGATTGTGCTTCCCTCCCCGCTTCCACTAATTTCCTGTGCGATTCGTTCAGGTAAGACTTCGGCATTGTATAATCCTTTCTCTAAATTCTCCCGTATGATCTGTTTGTCCAGCTTAACATCGGCGTCAACCCCTTCCCCCTCCGGCGCAGCGGCAAAGTCCTGCGCCCCCGTAATGTCTTTGTCCGCCAGTAAATCCTGCGCCTTTGCTTGTGCCGCCCGCAAGCGTGCGCTATAGGTTTGTGCGCTCTTCACCCCAATGCGCTTGGCTCCTTCACGGGTGCTTGCCCCTTCCGCTGCCACCTCCAACACCTGCTGCTCCTCTGCCGTCAACTGGTCGAACACTTCGCCCAACTGCTCCCGCAACACGCTGCGCCGTGCGCCCATGTCTGCGCCCTCGGCAGTCGCATCCTCCGTGCGCTCGCCCAGTGTCGTGCCTTCGTCGCTCTCCGCTTCCAGTGAAGCATCCACTGCGCCGCCGCCCCGCTTCTGCGCGGTGCTTTTGCGGATTGCATCCACTGCCCCAGCCTTGGCCGAGTTAAATAACTGCGCGGGCTTATCCACATCCACTTTGCCTTCGCGCAAATCCTTGGCCACTCGTTCGGCGGCTGGCCCCTTCAAATCATCCCGCATCTGCGGATCAGCAGCCACGCTGTTAACCGCCTTATTGATAGCCTCCTCAATCGCCGCTTCCTGTTCAGCTGTGTAATCCGTTGCCGGTGCAGCTTCGGGAGCGGCCTTGGCTTTCTGTTTCCTTTGTGCCCTGCCATCCGCCGCCTTCTGTGCCTTCCGCATCTGCCCCAACACCTTCACCGCCTTATCAAGTTCCGCTTGCAACGCCTTGCTCGGCCCGATGCCGCGAATATAGCGCACCAATAATTCGATGAACGCCGTGAGTTTCGGGCGCACCCCTGCCGTGGCCTCAGTAATGGCCCCAAACAATTTGCCTTGAAACGCCATCCGCGTGCCTTCCATGACAATGGATTCCGGCTTCATCGCCACGCCATCCATCTTCGCTTGCCCCATGTAAACCAGTTCGATGCGCTTCTTTTCGTCCGCGTCCATCTCCGCTTCCACGTTGCGAAGGTATTGCTGGCGGAACTCAAGGAATGGAACCGTTTGGCCAGACTCTAACCACTCCTTATGGATGGCGCGGTTCTGTATCTGGTGAAAGATTTCTTCGTTCAGAATGAACGGCACATTCAATGCCTTGATGCGCTGCAAATGTGCCCCGAACACTTCAGGATGGATAACAATCTTATCAAGATTCCCAGCCTCATCCGGTTCAGCAAAGATGCCACTGGTATTGGGATCGCCGCCGGGGCGTAACTCAATGTGCATTGCGCCCTCAGATAGCCCCAGCTTATTCATGGCCTTGGCCATGCCCTTGCTCACCTTGTCCTGCACCAAGGCAACCAAGTCGGAGTCCATGTCTACTCCACCATTGATGAAACGGACACCGCCTACTTCCGTTTCGGCAGTGGTTTCAGCTTCTCCCTGCGCGGCCTCTTGGGTTTCCTCTTGGGCTTCCTGTTGCGCTTGTGCGTCTGGCAATGCCGCATCCCAGTCCGCGCCGATGCCGTCCACTTCGCCGTCACTCTCCAGCGAACCCTTGTCCACCTTCACCACGCCTTCATCGCGCAGTTGTTGCCGCCCAAACTTGCGCCCATCCTGCACCGTGATGGTGTCCGTGTCCGGGTCAAAACCCACCACCTCAAACTTTTCGCCGTTCAAGGTGAACTCATCGCCAACCACTAGCTCCTGTGTGGGTATGGTGTCCTTGGCTGCTGGCCCGTCACCCTCCCGTATCTCCTGCTCAAACTGAATATCCGTTTCCTGCTGCTCCCGTCGCGCTTTGCTTTCAGCGGAAAAGTTGCGGCGGCGCGTGATCGCTTCGCTCACTAAATCTAGGAATCCATCCTCGTCCAGTTCAGTACCGTGTTGCCGATTGTAAAGGTCAACCACTTGGTCAAGATTGCCCTTGCCGTCCTGAACCCGTGTGCCCCACTTGGACTTGCCGGGGTCTTTAACCCCCAAGGTGGATTCAATCTGGTCGTGCGCGTGCCCTGTGGCCAGCTTGCCCGGTCGCCGCCCGCCACCCTTGACGCGAACACTGCGCGGCGGAACCGGGATCGGACTGCCGGTGTCCTCAATCCAATCCAAAACATCCGGCCCCTGCTCCTGCCGTCTGCGTTGTTCTGGCGTCATCGGTTTGCGCTTGGGTTGGGTAGCCTTCGCGTCCTCTTCTGCCGCTACTTCACTCGCCGTCTCAGTTGTTGCCTCGGCATCCTCAAGTGCGTCCAGTTCCGCATCAGCCGCCTCGGCAAAATCATCCATTGGGTCAGCAATCGGGCCAGCAATCGGATCGGTTATCGGTTCAGCAACTGGTTCGACCGTGCGTGTGTCACCAGCCAGAGCGGTTTCCACGGCTGAATCCGTTTCCCCTTCGGCCTCTTGAACCACTGGGAAGGCGTCCGATAAATCAATCCCCGCCTCTGCCGCCTCTGCTTCATGCGCTTCGCGCTCGGCATCTAGTGCTTCGGCAGCGTCTGGCTCTGTGCCCTCCGCTAATTGTTGCCGCATCCGCTCTGCTTGCCGCGCCACCACATCCGCTGTGGAATCATTGCCAGACTCCCGCAGCCGTTGCTCAGAGTTTTCGAGATCGGTGATCTGCTGTTGCAGCCGCCCCTTGCGGCCCACTACCCCAACCAGTAGCCCAAAGAAACCACCCACACTCGCGCCCAAGGTAGCCGAGTGCATCAGATTCTCAAATGCGTCTCGATCTTCTTGATACTTTGCAACGTGTGCTGCGCCAAGGTTCAGCCATGCCGTCTGGAAAGATTCCTGCGCTGCCTCGGTGAGTGCGCCCTGCGCGGTCGTCTTGGTAATGTGCCGCCAGCCTCGGCCCCATGCCCCCTTGGTACTCCGATCAATGCGGCTAAATAACCTTGCCGCCATAGCCGTTGCGCCTAAACTTTCCGTTAAACCGGCGGGCATATTGTGGGCCATGCTCAACCATGCCTGATCCAGTTCCTCTTCGGTCAGCTTGTCTCGCCCCTCGGCCTTGGCCTTGGCCAGCAGGGTTAGGTATGCATCGTTCCAACCCTCCATGCCAGACATCGCCATGCCTTGTGCTGCACCGCCCGCCAACGCCGTTCGGTGCATCGTCTTGGCCACCCCTTGCGCCACTGCGGACTGGTTGGCCGCAGCAGCTTGCGCGGGTGTGATTCGGTATCCCAGCCCAGCTTTTGAGATTGCTGGAGATTGAGCCACCTTCGCCGCATGACGCGCCGCGATTGCCTTTGAGCCACCCAACGCTGACCGCGCTCCCGCCCCAGCACCCTTTGATCCAACTAGATACCCGCCCACTGTGCCCACGCCACCGGCAAAGTCTGCCAGCCAGTGATCCCGATACCGCACACTGGGCGTTGGGGTTATGTAATCTGCCGCATCGCGTATGCTCTTGCCGACAATCCCGTGCAGGAAAGTATCTTCTGGAGTTTCCAACTCCTTGAAGCCACCGCCCAGCTGTAGCTTGCGTTCAAGGTTAAACGCCCAAGTTCCTAATAGTTCTGGCAGTGAGGCTGCTGCCCCTGCCGCATCCCTAGTGAACCGGCCATACATTTCACCGATCAATCCCGTATCATTGGCCTCATCGTAGTGGTAGGCTTGGCGCGGGGCGGGAGTGTCATAATCTAAATAAAGCCCTTTCTCAGCCAACACCCGATCAGCGGGCGACAAGTCCGCCATCGGGTCAGGAAGGGTGTCTAGTTCCGCAATGACTTTATCGGCTGGGGAAGGCATGAGCTAGTCAGTTTAATTTATTCGTTGCGTGCCTTATTTATTTTTAGATTCTCTGGAATACAACGATTGCGCGGCCTTCCATTTACTTTGAACGCCCTTATGCCCCTTCATCTCTTCGCCCATCCGGTTGCGTAGGGCAACCCAGTCCCTGTGTCGTGTTAGGTAGGCAAGCAATTTTTTCTTATCCCCTAAAGACTTTGGCAAATCGGTATATGATTGCGTCTTGGTGTCGCCGGTTTCACTCTTGTACCATAGCCGGTCTGGCCAGTTTTCGATTGGCTTATTAACTAGCTCGGCAGCAAACTGGTTCACACTGTACTCCGTGAAACGGTTCGTTTTGAAGCCGTACTCCCTCGTCTCACCAGTGATGTCGAAGATGGCGTCCTGATATTCCTCGATGGCATCAATAGATTTTTCCATCACATCATCCGCCATTGCGTCCTCACTGTCATCCGCATTCCAGCCCAAGCCATTAACGGGGTCTGTGGAGATACGAATAATTTGCTGCCTTAATCTCAAGCTGGCCCCCTGTGCGTTCATTCTCTTATGAAGTGCTTGGGCGTTATTTAGCACCTCATGCTCGGCTGGCCCCCCCGGAGGGTTGGGCTGCCCAGTGAACGGATTTATTTCTCCCTCATTACCGTGGCGGGCGTTTGTTTGATCGCCAGTAAAGTTAGCTGGATCACCCGTGTTCGCGCCCGTGTTGCGTGATGAGCCACTGGCAGCATCAAACAATAATTTACCATTCCTCACAGTGGCAAACTTCCATTCACCACTATTGGCGTCTTGCCCGAAAACACGTTGCCCCTCGCTAACGCCAAGTTCTCTGGCTTGCTGTTCATTGATGAACGGGGAAAGAATCGCTACATCTTCCATCCCCACTGCGGATAGAGCATATTCATACGCCTTATTAGGTGCATGGCCGAGGTCGATGCGTTGTTTCGCTATCTCATGCAAACGAACTGCTCGTTTTTCCTGATACGGATCAGCCATGAACTCAAGTTTGCCATCCTTTTGGGAACGCGGTATCAAGCCAAAGTCAGCAGCTTCATCCACCTTTGCCGCCTTAACTGCTGCGGCACGCCGCTGAAGCATCTGCTTGGCAACCTCGCGCCCGTCCGGGTTCAGGATGGTTTGTCCATTGTAGTCGCTAAAGTATCGCCCGTGAGACGTAGCCCCAGCGGAAGGCTTGTAGATGCTGCCGTGCCTGTTCTCACGAATCTCGCGCTGCTCGGCGGGTGTAAGCTGATCCCATAGCGGTTTAGACTTTATCATCTCTTGGCGCAACTGGTATCCAGCATGGGTTAGTTCTCCATTGTTTTCGCGGAGCAAGTACAACCCACTTTGTGGATCGCGGATATTCAATATGCCGGTGTAGGCTTGGCCCAGCGCGACATCTTCCTTGCGGTATTGATTGTTTCTAGCTGTTTCATTGAGGCGTTCCTGCGTTGCACCAAAAGTATAATCCCCATACTGCTTCGTCCCGCGCCGTTCAGCCACATACCGAGTTAGCTTGGCTCGCTGCGCTGGGTGCGTAATGGAAACCGGCGGCACATAGTTGGCCAGTTGTTCTTCGGTAAGGTCTTGCAATAGGGTGAGTTGTTCAGTCACTGCGCCCTGCTCACTTTGATACTTCTCTTGATCTCTGGCTTGTGATGCTAGGGATTGAGCCGCCTCAGTCTGCTGAATCGCAGCCCTAGAAATATCGTAACCCCTTGCCGTGTTCATCAGCGACTGCGCTTCGCGTTGCAGTGGGCGCAGCTTGCGGAAATGCTCAAGGTCATCCTCGCCCTGCCTAACTCTCAAATCCATAAGGTTTACACGATCTTCCATCGTTTGATCGTTGTAATTGTTTTGCAGTTCACGGGCGCGATTCACTAGATTGATGCCCTCAATCCTTGCGTCTTTTGAGCTTACGTTGTAGTCCGTGATCGCATCCCGATACGCCGTGTTGCTCGCCATATCCGCCATCTTCAGCGGGTGCATATCTGCACTTTGACTCATCGCTTGCTGCCTCGCCTCCATCCCTTGCTGTTTCGCCGCAGCGTCCTGCTTCCGCGAGGCAAAACTTTGTCCCTGCGCCATGCCTCTAGCAAAAGATTCAGCCGGATCAGCCGGTTTGCCCAGCCACGGCATATCGCTTAATGAAATGTTTCCAAGTGCCATATTATTAATCCTTACATTGAGTAGTCTGCTTCCCTGATGTTCAGTGTGCGGCCCTCATTTCCCCAATTAGTCAGAGGCCGGAACGGGTAACTCATGTCAAAACCGCTGGGGCCACTAGGCGCACCGCTAATGTCTGTGCGTGGCGCAACGGCTGGCTGAGAATACCAAGACAAATCAGGGATGGATGGTTGAGCGGCTGGCCCTGACTGCGCTGGTGTACCCCACCACGGGTCGTTCATCATCATGGCTGGCGCAGGAGCAGCAGGAGCAGAGTAAGGCACGGAGTATGAAGTGCCAAAGTTTTGCGGGTAACTCATGCCGAAGGGAGCAACCACCGGCCCCGGCGCAGCGACTTGCGGCACAGCAGCTTGCTGTCTGCCACCAATCGCATTGGCCATCGCCATCGTTCCTGCGTAGCCAAAGCCAATGCCCGCCGCTTGCATCCCGGTATTAAGCAATCCGCTAAACCTCGGATCAGGCGCAGCCGCCACCTTCGCCGCCAGATAATCGCGTGTCCATTTGGTGTCGCGCTCTTGGGTCTTGTGCGCGAGGCGTTGGGTCGGGGAGAAGAACATATCTGTTACGCTCATCGGCCTTGCCATGGCTGTGCCGACTTGCTGGTTGATGAAGTCCCGCGCCATGCCGAGGCCGCGCTGCTTCATGTCGAGGCTGGTGAGTCCATAGTTCCTTAACTCATTAAACTTCACCGCCTGACTGCCAGTTGTGCCGGTACGAATACCACGCGCTGCTGCCCGATCCGCGATCTTGTCCGCCACATCACCGGGCACGCGCCCTCCAAGGAAGTCATCAACCACATTGCGCTGACTCCCCACAAGACTGTCATACCCGCTGATCGCCCGCCGCAACCCTTGCTCCAATGCTTCCTGATCTGCCGCCTGTTGCGCCAGTGCCAGAGACTTCGCCTTACCGACAACACGGGTGTTCGCGTCGATTGCGCCTTCCTGCTCCTTGTCGATGTCCACGCCAACAAAGGCTGGTACGTTAACCTTCTTGCCGAATAATTTACTGAGTAGTCCCATAACGTATCCTTAAATCAAGTTAGCCACACCGCCGCCACCGAAGGTGGATGTGTTCTGGAAGCGCGGAATCGCCGCTGCCCCATCACCCAAGTAGTGCATTAGCTGCTCCTCAAGCAGCTTCACTGCTCGACCTTCATACATCGCAGCCTCTTGCGGCAGATTCTTTTCAGCCTTATCAATGCTCATCACCATCTCCTTGATCGCGGCCTCATGGCTGATAATGAGCCAGTCCGTGTCGTTGGCTACCGGGATGAAGCGCATCTTGCCAACAACAGTGACAGTCTTCGTGGAAGTGTCGGGCAGTCCGGGGATTAAACTGCGCCGGTACGATGGCCGCGTCTCACTCGGTTCATAGGTTGCAATGGCCCGCTCCGTGGTGGTGCTAGTGTCGTATTCCTTGACGGTTATGTTTCCCTCGGTCTTGGGTTTCTGCGCCGCTACAAGTTCCGTAAATATATTTAGCGTCTCACCGTAGCTGCTCGTCAACGTGACGTATTCACCGTCGATATAGCTGCCATCCTCCAGCGTGCGAACCCAATCGCCGTTCTGATCGTACCCCTGCAACAACACTTTCTTGCCAGCATCCGCCGACACCGCCGTGTGCAATCGAAGCCGCTTGTTGCTGCCGTCAATGTCGCTAAACACCGCCGCTTCACCACGGTCAATCAGAGTTAAATCATCGCCATCCGCGCTGTCGCGCAACCCCGGCCCGTTCTCAAGAAACTCATACCACTCGTTCCGAACGATTCCCGGCGTGTCACTAACCGCCACCGCCTCAATCGTCTCAAGCTGGCGTGGCCATGTGATTGTGCCGTTGCTTGTGGCTACCGCATACTTGGCGTAAGTGCCCACCCACTTGCCTTTGTAAAGAAGTCGCTCTTGAGCCTCGTTCACATAACCAACTACCCGCGCATCAGTGCTGCCCATTGAAAGCACCGTCGCGATGTTCTTCCTGATGTCGCCTAGCGTGAGTTTCATTTCGCTTTAATAATAAAGTTCACCACGATAAAGGGCGGCATATTCTCATGGCTACCCCCGCCGCCAGTGTCTTCGGTGTACCCCCAGCTTTGCTGATCCGTTGAATTGCCCATGCCGCCGCTGCCGCCACCTGTCTCCCAAGTGGAGGAACGTATTTCATGGTTGTGCTCGGGTATCTGAGCCGTGGTTAAGGTCACTGACTCTTCGCCGCCCGTGTCATTCAGTGAACGGTTCGTCAGGCCGGTTCCGCCATCGCCCATTCCTACCGGCACACGGCTCCGCAGGTCAGGCAACTGCCCAGCCGCGCCGTAGGTGCTGCCCAGCACCGTGTCCAGTGCCGGGTAAGTCGAGGTGTCAAAGGTGCCGCCATTGCAGAGCAACCAGTTCGTTGGGGCCGTGCCGCCTCCGTACATGATGATGGCCCCCACCGGAGTAAGGCTGGAGGGCAGTGCCGTCTCAGGCACGGGCACATCTTCCCAAGCCGTGTTCGACCCGTTGTACCAGTGCCAGCCTTCAGGTACGCAGGTCGATGCGTTCTGCTTGAGCCACAACTTATTCTGGTCGCCAGCCGCAGGAGTGTCATCGCCAGCGGTAAACGCTGCCATGTTCCCGGTCAGGCTTCCTGTAGTTTGACTGATAAACTCTTCGTAAGTCGTTTGCAGAGAGTTATGGCAGAATCCGCTGGTCAATGTTCCCGATGACAGCGTTACCGTTTGGCTGTTGTTAATGTTGCTACAATTACCCATGTTAAATCCTATTGATTTGTTGTTGACGATACACCACTGAGGCAGTCACACGCAATCGCCTTGGAGGTGCTGTCCATATCGACGTTGGCGTAAGGTTCTTCCTGTGTCTCCCTTGCGTTCAGCCGAAATAACTTCACCCGTGCGTGTCCCGTCCACTTGAGACGCGCCGCAAATTCCCATCCGTAATTGAACGGCTTGCCCGTGGCCGGTTCCTCCGACTGCGAAGGCTTACCTAGTCGCATCCGTGGGCGGTACTGCTTCTGGTAGTCTACTAGACTCTCGCAGTCCGAGGCTTGGTACTCAGCAATCACGCTCCAGTCCTGCCAGCTAATCCAGCAGGGGTACTGGTCAGGATGAAAGTCCGCATGGAAGGTGACTGTGCCGCCGGTCACTTGATCCATCCACAAATCGCCGCTCTCCAGCACCTTCGCCGCACCGGCAGTCCCGAAGTCAAAGGAGGGAGTCTCCAGTTCAGATGTAATCTTATACTCGGTAGTCCCGTCGATGTCCTCAATCTCGTCGCCTTCATTGGTTAGTTCCCATATCTCTGTATCTCCGTCGGCGTTGCGAACAAAGGCAAAGCATCGTTCCACGCCATCAAACCTACCTTTAACCAGTTGCAGGAACTCCATGTTATGCGTGGTGCTGCCGCGAGTAATATCTAGCGTCCAGAATCCGTCATAGGCAGGTGGCGCGTTGCCGCTTAACCCGCTGATTAAATCAAAGTCCAGTGCCATCAACCCCTTGTAGCCAATTCCAGTGCTGCTGTTGTGGCTGCTCTGCGCCGTCAGCAGGTAGCGGTTGTCGAATAGAACACCGCTGGTGTACTGAAGATATTTCGGTTCATCATACTTAATGATCCGGTGCATCTCTCGGCTCATGGGAGTATTCCCAAGGCTTTGGAAGTCACGAACAGCCTGTATGATAGACCGCACCCCGTCACGGCTCCGCATATAAATATCGCCGTTAACCAGTTCTGTGCTGAAATGGCCCATCGCCCCGTTATGAATCAACACCACCCGTTGCTGCGGGTCGCTCACTGCAAACCAGTCATAACGATCCGCTGGAACCACCACGCTATAGGCCGCGTCACTGGTCATCACCATCAGTTCGCCCTGCCCCATCGCCGTGTTCGGTGAGGCTACGAATCGCATCGCCGTAATGTTTCCGCTGGCGGTCGGAACAGTGAACGCACCGCCGCCAGCCAGATAATTGTTTTCCGTGAACTTCAGAACCCCGTTGCTGCCGCCCACAATGTCACCGGCAATGAAGTTTCGGCCCTGCGCCACCCATAACCGGCCCTGCCCGTAGGCCATCGGGCCAGTGCCAACCGGCACCTCGTTAGCACTGCTGCTCGCATGACGACTGCTGCTGCCGTCCCAAATAAACGGAGCCGTGCTACCGTCTTGAACTATGAGGTACTGCTCGGCCTGTACCATGTGAACCCGCTCCCGGCTCACACTCATCGTGGTGTCGCTGCTGCCGTCGTTGTAGGTGATGTCGCTTACCGCCCAGTCTGTCCCGGTGCTTGGGGGAGTCAGCGTGTAAGTCCTCCCTGCGACCACCGCCACCAGTTGACCGTCACTATAGTCAAAGTAACCGGCCCCCTGAAAGCGGTTGGTCGTGAGGGCAGTGGTGGCCGAGCCAGTCGCTAATGAAATGCGCTTGAATCCCGGTCGGGTCTTGGCGTAGCCACCACGGAAGGTCACGTTCTGCGAGTACGCGCACTGGTTGCGCCCGATGGTCGATGGCGAGCGGCCACTATCCATCCCCCCTGAGAGGGACGTAATGCCATCCACCATTCGACCTCGATCAACTATCGCCATTACTTCGTTGCTTTCTTTTCAGTCTTGATGAGGAACGGGTACAGTTTGCTTTCGCCGCTGCCCTTACCATCCCCCTCGCTCGGCCCCTCAATCGGGAGGTTTTCAATTTCTTTCATTGTTACAGGCAGATTAGGATTCATCGCCCACTCCACCTTGTTGTCTTCGCTCCACTTCCACATCCGAGCCACCGGCACACATAAGTTGTAGTCACTGCCAGCACCACGCACGATCATGCCAATATATTTTCCCGCATCATTGGCCATGACGCCGCCACTGCTGCCCGGATAAGCCGGGGCCGTGGTCTGCATGAACGGAACCTTGAACAGAATGCGCCCGTGCGCGGACAACACCCCCTCGCTGTATGAGTTGCTGCCATCCCCGCCAAGGAAGCTGCCGCAATGATGGATATGCGTCCCGATGCGCGGCAACTTGCCGTCCTTCGGATAGAACTCCGTGGTCGCGTCCGCCTTGAAATCCTCACTCAAGACCAGCATCAGGCACAGGTCATGCTTGTTGGCAGGGGAGTAGCGGATGATCTTCGCATCCACCACCACCTCACCCGTGCGACGGCCATCCTTGTTCCGCAGTTCGCGCACCAGCTTCGGGTCTTCAAAGGTGATCTGCTTGGTCGGCTTGCCGCTCACGATGCGTTCCTCCACTTTGCGAAGATGCTCCACTACATGACCGGCACTCCAGCAGAACCACACATCCTTCCCGTCCACCTTGCGAACGTACAGGTTGCCGCTCCCCTCGGCCTTCTGGTATCCCAGTTCCGCCCGGACAGTGACGCTAATCTTGTTAAGGTACTCGGGAACGTACCGTTCCGCCGCTTCAAGGGCCATTCCCCCAAGCAGCACGATGGATGCAAGTATGGCTTTCATGTTTTGATTAAAAATTTCAGGGCCAGCCACGGACTCATGTTGTCATGCGAGTCGCCGTCGCCAGTGTTGTTAATAGTTATATTGGAAAAGCCGTTGCTGATCGTGATGCCTGTCGTATTGCTGTCTAGGCTTATCCCCGTTGTTCCGCTGTCAATTATGATGTCTTCAACATCCTGACTCTCCGTAGTTAAACTTGTTGAATTAGTGTCGCCAATGTCGTAGTAGCCTGTGTTTCCCCAGCTATTTTCATTTAACGCAGTTAGGACGGTCTGCGATGAAGACCCACCCTCGAAATAGATCGTAGTATCATCGACCGAATACTCATTCGTGGAGTGCTGGTGGTTTGAATTACTTATGCTATGGGTGTGTCCGTTGATAGAATGTGTGTGCCCGCTGGAGTCAGTAACGTCATGCGTGTGCCCGCTGTCGTTTAAGGTGTGGCTATGCCCGCTGTCGCTCAATGAATGACTGTGCCCACTGTCAGTCGCCGTGTGGCCATGCGCCGGTAACTGCGCCGTTGTCAGTTCCACCCCCTCAACGCCGCCCGTGTTGCCCTGCGATCTTGCCGTGAGGTTGCTGCCCGTGCCCGCACCCAACGGCATACGCCCACGCAGGTCAGGCAACAGGCTGCGCCCGTTGCTGCCCGTGCCGTACAAGCCGTTGAGTACCGTATTCAGGTCTGAGTAACTTGCATCCACTTCATCTCCATTGCATTCAAGCCACCCCGCCGGGAGGCTGGCCCCGCCATAGCTGATGACGGTTCCAACCGGACTCCCTGCGTTTTCTCCAGCTAAATCCGCTAACTCAACAGCGTTCTGTCCCTGCAACTGAGCGTACAACTTGCCATCCTTGGCAAAGATTTGCGCCTGATTGCTGCCTGTCGGCCCCACATCATGCGAGGCGTTCAGGTTGGTCACGCTGACTCGTCGTACTAGCATCTATTCTCCACCCGTGTTGTCCAAAATTTTATTGATTAGTTTTGATATTTATATTTAGCGATGACGATTCCGCTACCCCCGCCGTGGTAGCCACTGGTTGTGCCTGATCCGCCATTGCCGGTGTTTGCTGCGCCGTTCCCACCGCCATACCCCGCACCGCCCGCTGCATACGTTACGGAGCTACCAGTGATGCT